ATGGTACTGCTGCAACTACCCCTTTCGCATCCAACATGAATGATTTGCCCAATATCATGAAATTGCTATTAGATCGCGGTTGCTCAGATGATGGACAAATCACCGGTATCTATGACACCACTGCTGCAGTAAACATCCAAAATCTTTCTAACTTGTATAAAGTCAATGAATCTGGAAATGGTGATTTGTTAAGAAATGGTAAACTTGGCGAGCTTTACAATATTAGCTTACGAAGATCTGCTCAAGTTGCAAGACCAGCTGTTGGTAGTGCTGCTTCTTATGTCCTTAATGGTGTTCATGCTGTTGGTGCAACTAGTATTGTTGTCAAAACTGGATCTGGTACTTTAGTCGCTGGTGATGTGGTAATTATTAATAGTGTGAAATATGTGGTCGCTGTTGGTTTGGCTGCCGCTGGTACTTTTACTATTAACTCTGGCTTAGTCGCTGCTGGTGCAGATGGTGACACTGTAACTATCGTTGCACTTGGACGTAGAAATATTGTCATACATAGAGATGCCGCAGAACTTGCAATTCGACCAATCGCTTTACCCGCTGGCGGTGATGCTGCTAAGGATCGTATGGTTGTTCAGGATCCTGTGTCCGGTATGGCTTTCACCCTCTCTCACTATGTTGGTTTCAAGAAAGCGATGATCGAGGTTGGTTGTTTATACGGTTCTAAAGTATGGCTCCCGGACTTTGTAGCAATACACTTAGGTTAATCTTTAGAGCATTAGAGTTTAATTCGAGGGCATCCACCGGGTGCCTTCTATAATAAATTTTACATAAATTAGGAAATATATAAAATGGCAGAATCATTTAATGGTAGCGTCAAAGTCTCAGTAAGTGGCACGCTGTCAAAAGATATAGATATCGGCACAGTCTCACACATAGTTAATAGTGTATTCAGTAATGTGTTGCTCGATGGTACATCTGCCGGCAAAGCTAACGAGATGTTTGTTGACACACGTACACTTAGTGCTTCTAGCTCAGAATTATTAGACTTGTACGGTGGATTATCTAATGGTGTTGGTACAGTTATCAATTTTACATCAATCAAAGGTATTATAATTGTTGCCGATTCTACTAACACTAACAACGTATTAGTCGGTGGTGCTTTAACTGGTGTTGCTTTTCGCAACTGGGTTTCTGATTTTTCAGATGTAATTGTAGTTAAGCCGGGCGGTATTTTTTGCTTAGTTGCACCAGATGCTGCTGGCTATGCAGTGGTTGATAGCACGGGTGACATCCTTAAAGTTGCAAATTCCGGTGGAACCACTGGCGTTACTTATCAAATCATTCTTATCGGTACAGTTTAATAATATAATCAATAAGTTATAAATCTTAAGCTCATAATTAACTTGTGAGCTTCGTATTTAAAGGCTCATATCATTGCATTACCCATATATCGATCGTTGCTTAGAACGCATCTACGGGACTCACTTTTTAGCGGAATTACACAAAAATGGCAATAATTGTAGAAGACGGTAGCACAGTAGCAAATAGTAATAGTTATGTGTCTACAGCTACACTAGACGCTTATGCCACGGCTCGTGGTGTGACAATCCCATCCGCTAATCAAGAAATGTATTTGATATTAGCAATGGATTACTTAGAGCAAATTAATTACATCGGCCGTAAGCAACTATCAACTCAATCTTTACAGTGGCCACGTTATCAAGTGTGGATTGATACTTACCCACTCACTGCCAATACAATCCCACGTGAATTGATTAATGCTCAGTGTGAAGTGGCGTTGTCAATATATAATGGCAATGACCCGCTGCAAGATAGACCCAGGTCTGTTAGCTCTGAAAAAGTAGGACAAATTGAAGTTCACTATCAGACAGGAACATCCTCCATAGTTTTACCAGTTAAAATTAATTACATGCTACAAAAGTTAATCGCTGGCGGCTCCAATGGTATTACAGTGAGTAAAGGTTAGTCATGGTAAACTTAGGCGCAAGAATGCGCGTCACATCAAAACGAATGCTTACTATATACGGGGATACACTGAATTGTATCCAGTACTCAAGTACAGATAACGAAGAACAATTAGCTGAGACGGCATACCAAATATTAGGCACAACTAATTCTTATAAACCGATTGAAGTTAATGGCACAACAATCTTAGCTACGGATATTTCTTTAATGTGTTATAGCGAAACAGTTCGACCTTTAGTCGGGGATATAGTTACATTAGACGGTTTGGCATATCGTGTGCAGAATGTGGATATAAATTACCTGCAAGGGTTGGACATCTATTATATACTGCAGTTACGTAAATGAGTAACGAGGATAATTTCAAAGCTTATGAAGCTAAGATGCGAGAGAACATTAATCGTGTTTACGTTGCAGCTAATCAAGTTATAAATTATACAATCAAAGAGATGTATAAAAAGATTATAGATAGAACTCCTTTGGGTAATCCAGCATTGTGGAAATACCCAGCGCCAGCGAACTACACACCAGGTCAATTGAAAGATGGCTGGAAAATAAAATATAGTAACGGAAGTGAAATCAAGTTGACATCAAGCACAGATTCACAAACCGTAACAATATCAAATGATGTGATCTATGGCCCACGTATTGAATATGGCAGTTGGTCAACTCAAGCCCCCCAAGGGATGATGCGAATCACCATCACAGAGTATACAACTATTTTAAATCAGAAAACAGCGCAATACGGGGTTAAATCATCATGGGTGTAATTACTAATATTCAACTAGCCCTCGAGACACCGCTAAGAAGTTTGCAAAGTAACGTATTAGATATTGCATTTCCAAATATAAAGTTCACATCAACGATAAATAAAGCATTTCTAAGACCTACATTAATACCCGCAACAACTGATTTATACACACTAAATGGACAACATAGATATAGTGGAATATATCAAATAGATATTATTGTTCCACTTAATCGTGGTCTACATCAGCTTAACGATATAGCTGATACAGTTTTAGAGTTATATAGTTTGCAAAGCTCACTAATAGCAAATAGTACAATAGTTCACATACAAAATATTTCACCACTGCCCACACAACGGGACGAAAGTTATTTTCAAGGTGGAGTCCAAATCAATTTTTTAAGTTATAACTAATCAAGGAAATATAAATGGCTGCTAATCCTATCCTAACTCAGGGTACAACTATCACGGTAACCAATGGATCAGGTACTCCGGTTATTATAAATGGACATATGAGCATATCTGGCATTGGCTCAGGCTCCGCAAAAGAGATTGATGTCACCACGCTTGCATCTGTCGCACGTGAGTTCCGTCAAGGGCTTCGTGATTTCGGGACAGTTAAAATATCTTTCATACGAAATCAAGATGACCTCGGGCAATTGGAATTATTCAATGCAAACGCTCTACAAGCCACACGTGTATTTGTAGTTACATTGCCAAGCTCCACCGCTGATGTTATCACTTTTAGTGGTTTCGTTGTAAGCTTAACATCTGATATACAAGCTGATGGCGTTGTAACAGGTGATGCAACTATCAGAATCACTGGCGCAGTGGTATTCAGTTAATCATGGATTTTAATTTTATAGTCGCTCAAGAAATTTATAATGAGCGGCTTAAAACTTGTTATGATTGCCCCTCTGCTGTGATGCCCGGCCCAATCTGCTTAGATTGCGGGTGTCACTTGCTGCTTAAAGCCCGCTTTCAAATGGCAACATGCCCGCAAGATAAGTGGCAACCAATCAAATTCGAATTACCCTTGCAATAAGAATATAAGCATAAACCGACAAAAATAAGAAGAAATACACTTAGGATGAGAATACAATGGCAATGCTAAATAGATCAAAAATCAAACATATTGGATTAAAAGAACAGGTTGTAGAACTTGGCGATGACATGCAAGTTAAACTGCGTGAGCTTGGGCTCGATCAGCAGCTATCAAGTGAAGTTGCAGGAACAGATAGTAAGTTATTTGTTTATAATATGCTTATGAATTGTTGCATAGATGAAGACGGTAAGCCTTTATTTTTAAATCACAATGACATCAAAGAACTCCCCGCATCCCTCATGATCAAAATCTTCAAAGCTTGCCTGGACATAAATAATCTTGGTGAGAAGAAACTTGAAGACTTAGCAAAAAACTAATACAGCATCCCATACGCAACTATGCTTTTAAGCTTGCGGCTAAGCTGGGCATGAGTGTGAGGCAGCTAAGTCAGGAAATGGGATCACAAGAGTTTTTTGAATGGATGGCGCACGATAGTATAGATAATGATACAGACTATAAAGATAAATTAACAAAAGAAATAGCATTAGAAAAATCTGCTAAACAATCAGTCGAACAAAGAGCTGATGAAATAGCGAGTATGTTCAGAGGCTTAACAGGAAAATAGAAATGTCGGGATTGGTAGCAGAATTAGTTACAGAGTTAACAGTAAACGCGAAAGAGTTTAAGAAAGGTTTACAAGAAGCTCAACATGAAGCCCAGGGTTTCTCAAAAGCTGCTGCTGTGGGTTTTGTGGCCGTTGCTGCCGCAGCTACTGCTACTATCACGGTTTTTGGAATACTCGGCCATGCGATCTTAGAACAAACTGAAAAGATTGATCAAATGGCGAAGGCCGCCGCTAGACTTGGCATAGGTCAACAAGCGTTCCAACAGTTAAGCTTTGCTGCAATGATGTCTGATACATCAATCACGACGGTGCAGGGTGCAATGGTTAAGCTTCAAAAATCATTGGTTGATGTAGATGAGGAAGGTAATCAAGCTGGAAATACACTTAAAAAATTAGGTGTAGATGCGCAAGACTTTCAACGTCTTAGTTTAGATCAACAGGTTGTAAAACTATCTGATGCTTTTAGAAAACTGCCCGCTGGATCTGCACAAATACAAGCCGCTTTAAGTTTATTTGGCCGCTCAGGAACTGATGTATTAAACTTGTTACAATCAGATGTAAAAGCGAGTGTTGATGAGTTTAATCATTTACATCTAGCTCTATCTGATCTAGACATTTCAAACATTGGTAAACTAGACGATGCGGTAAAGCTGGCATCTGCTAGTTCTAAAGGATTTAAAGATCACTTAGCAGCTGATCTTGCAGCACCTTTCGCTGATTTAATATCAAGCATGACTCATGGTTTTGGTGATGTTAAAATAGCCGCTGGCAATACATCTATCTTTATTTTATCAGGTATTAAAACCCTAATCGAAGGTTTTAATATTTGGAAAAACTTAATCACTGATGTCGTTGATGCGGTCGCAAGCCTAGGCGAAAAATGGGCCGGTATCGACTTCTCATCTGGTCTATCAAAAGCTAAAGATGTGTTGGATGATATGGTAAATCGATTAGCTTTGGTTGGTCGTGCAATAAGTAATATGTCATTAGAACCATCCGTCATCGGTACAAAAGATGATAACAATGGTGGTTTAGCTGGATTATTGTCTAGCGGTAGTTCATTTATTAAATCAATTTATAAATCCGGTGATAACGCAACTACGGGTAAACTAGATGAAGCTATTGCGTCGATTCAAAGACAAATGGATGGATTAAAATCAGGAACTCAAAAAGCATCAGAGGGTATGGCAAAAGCCGGTGATGATGCTCAGAAATTTGGATCTAAGCTTACTAATTCAGTTGATGCATTCTTAAAATCCCAAGGTGCCGGTGGTATCAATCGTATATTGACACAAGGCCCCAACGGTCTTGGGCCGGTGCAACAAGTGCAAGATGAACGCTTTGATAAACTGATCCGAGAAATTGTTAGTGATAAATCGTTAAGCCAAGAAGGTCAACAAAGATTATTGAATCGTGCTAAAGATGTCGCCGGTGAGTATGGCAATATTGATAGAAATTATCAAACAACTACAGAGATGACGCAGACTCTGAAAGATGTGCAAAAGTATCTTAGCGAGAATTACAAACCGTTTCAATCTCAATTTTCATCCCTAGGTGGTGCTGATAAATCGCCCGCTGGATCACAAATAAACAAGAATACATTCTGGGATGGTAAGAGTGTTAGTGGTGGATTGCAGGCCGGTGAATCTAATAGCTTTGGTGATGGTAGTGTAGAAAAGATCCAATCTATTTTGACTAGCATCAACAACGGTATTCAAAATGCATCTAATAAAGCCGATCAAAATAGAGACAAGAAAGTGGATGTTGAAGTTCACGCATCAAATGATTTTATAGTTAAAGTTGCACAATCGGATGCTATCGGTCAAGCTGTTGCTACTCGTCTACAAGATGCAGCAGCAAGCGCAGCCGCATAAAAAGGATTACTAAAAATGGCACTAGCTGATTTAAGTTTTAAATTATATACAGATTCAGGTTTGACTACCCCATATTCTGGGACTACCCCCGTGTCTAACAAAACGGACTTGTCAGACAATCCACAAATATTCAATTTTTATTTCGGATCACCACTCACAACAAATCGATCACTATCTGCATCATCTAACCCAGGTGTAGATAATATTGTACTAACTCCAACTCTCGTGATGCCCAAATGGGTATTATCAACCGCTTACACTGTGGGTAAAATTGTTACACCAACCACACCAAACGGTAAGACATATCGTTGTACCGTGGCCGGCACATCCAGTGCGACTGAACCCACATGGCCCACATCAAGCTTAGGCTCCACGGTCACAGATGGGGGTGTCACTTGGGAATATTACGCCCTTGCACACCCTGTAACTGAAATTAAAATTGCGGCCACTGAAGCGGGTCTTGCAACAGCTACAGCGGGGGCAGCATTAAGCATTGGTACATCTGTTACAAATGGCAGTGCTAACGCAAAACAAGTTTGGGTATCTATTACTAATACAGTTATCACACCAAGCAACAACACAGCTGCACCGGAACTCGCGATAGTCCCCAACGCACTGATTGAGAGGTCATTTTAATGGCGCGTTTATATAGTAATAATTATTTAGCAGCAATCAGTGGTGCGATTACAAATTCAGCAACATCAATTGTGGTATCGAACGTTACAGGCTTACCCGCTATTGGTGGGGCTGATTACTGTTTGCTAACTATTGATGGGGGTGCGGGTAAAGAAATTGTGAAAGCAACAGCCGTATCAGGATTTACATTGACAGTAGTTCGCGCTCAAGAGGGTACAACTGCAATAGCTTGGCCGAATGCTTCTCCGATTGAACTGAGAGCACCCGCGGGAAGCTATACACTAGCAGGGTTGGGTGGGGTATTGCCGATCGCCAGTGGTGGTACTAACGCATCAACATCATCAATTACATCATTTAATAACATTACCGGATATACTGCGAGCGGAGCTACAGGCACAACATCAACAAATATTGTATTCTCAACATCACCAACTATCACGTCAGCGACTCTAGTTACCCCTGCTCTCGGTACTCCAGCCAGCGGTAATCTTACAAATTGCACAAATATTCCGATGTCACAGGCATCTGGTAATTTACCAATTGCAAATTTAGCATCAGGGTCTGGGGCTAGTTCCACCACATTTTTACGTGGGGATAATACGTGGGCAACTCCAGCAGGAGGCGGGGGTGGTGGTGGTGGACTTGATGCTTATACAACAACTACGACGGTTGCCGGTACAACAACACTGACAGTGTCAAGTTTATATCAACAGTATTTTACTGGTTCAACAACTCAAACAGTACAAATGCCGGTTACAAGTACTTTACAATTAGGTCAATCTTGGCGTATAGTAAATAATAGCACTGGTGTTGTAACAATCAATAGCTCCGGTGCTAATACTATTATCGCAATGCCGGTAAGCACGGAATGTATCATCACATGCATATTATTATCTGGTACTACTGCTGCGAGTTGGGATTATCAGATCCAAGCGACAAATTCAAGCACTACGGGCACGGGGGCAACTGTACGCGCTACAAGTCCAACGTTTGTAACCCCATCTCTCGGAACCCCGGCATCCGGTGCACTCACAAACTGCACATCAATACCGTTAAACCAAGGTACAGGGAACTTAGCAGTAGCTCGTTTTAACTCCGGCA